ATTCTAAATAAGGAAAGCCTTAAATATCATAGATAAATGGGACTAAATTAAGGGGATAACCTTAAATAAACTCCGCAAAAATAAGGGTATTACCTGTTAAGGAACTTCCTGCGGTAAATGAACTCTTGATATTTGGTGTAAACAAGATGGTTTACTTTATTGTGCTTACCACAGTCACGACATTTGAGCCAATGGTGAACCGTACCTGATGCGGTTACTACTTTCTTATTATATTTTTGGTTTGTACCTGAGCACTCTGGGCACTCGAATTTATCTCCACTATGCTGTACTGCATAGTTGTGCTGAGGTGTGGTATAGGAAGTTAGTTTCTTAAATACTGCCTCTAGGACTTCTACATCCATCTTACAATAGGCCACCATCTTATCCAATGCTACCTGGTCTTTTCTAAATACTATATCTTTCCAAAGGTCCATACCTCCTGTTTCCATTTTGGCACCAACATTAAGAAACTTGGCAATATAGTCTAGCTTGTTTGAATTGAAATTAAAGTACCTTTTAGCCCATTTAAGGGTGTCAATGGTCTTGGGTGATGGCATAACATCAATACCATGAATTATAGCCCTTGTGCGTATCCATTTAAGGTCGAATCTATCCCCATTGTGAGCCACTATCTCATCGGCTTGGTGTAGTACTTTGATGAATTTTTTAATCATGTCCTTGTCGCTTTGAGATTTGGACCATGTAAGGCTGTGTATTTCATCCTCCCCCTCCCATTTGTAGCAGATGCATATTATTGCACGTTCGTGAATAATGTCACTGGGGTTAATGGTTAGGTTGTAACCTGAGCGCCAAAAGATACCTACGTTAAATGAGGTTTCTATATCGTAAAAAAGTCGTTTTCTCATAGCTTTAATAGCAGAGCAATCCTTTGGAACACCCCTTGTTTGATTAAAAACCGAGCTAATGTACCTAGAATAAATGATATTAACACTATCCACCAATTAATTCTGTACTTTACTACCTGAGTAGCCTTGGCAGTTTTCCACTTTGTTTGCCCTTGTATCTTAATAGTTTTTATTCGTTCTTTATATTCTATTTTGGTTTGCCATTTGGTTTTAGGCAAGTAAACATTTCTAAAATTTATTACGGTGTCCTTAGTAGTAAAGAATTTTTCGTATACAATCGAATCAAATCTTATCACTGGAAATGAATCTAAAGTAGTTATTCGTATTGTGTCGCTGTCCTGAATAACCTTTAGGCCGTGTTTAAGAGCCTTTTGGTAGTGGTATTGTGCCTTTCGTTCACTTGAGCAACTTAATAGCGTTAAAAGGGCTAAAATTAGGTATAAATTTTTCATAGGTTTTTAAGCATTTCAATCATGCGAGGGCATGGGTAAATATCTGATTTGTCCTTTCTTACTGAGTTGTGGGTATAGATACCTGCAGTACCCTCAAAGGCTTTAACATCAATGTTAAATATCTCTGACCGGTATGCTTTGGGGATGTTATAGGTTTCGCATAAATATAAAAGCAGTTGGCGAGTGCTTTCAATTTGTTCATCAGTATAACGGTACCACGCTGTATGTCCTTTAAATGGTTTGTCTAGTAAAGTTACCATCTCTTTCTTTACCTGAGAATTAACATAGGTATAGTAAGCTCCATTCTTTTGCTTTAATGGTCCCCAATTACATATCTCAATACCTACTGACAGTTTGTTTAGGTTTCGGTAAGGTAGTTTCTTAACAGCAAAATCAGCTGAATCAATGCCTAGATGCCAAGCCCAATGTTTGGATGAGAAGCATTGCACTATCTCACCACTGGCACCTATGATAAATGCAGTAGCTATTCGTGTGTCGTTTGTATTCCAATAACGAGATACACCCTTGGCATCTCCTGAGCCTGCTGTGTGGTGTAAATAAATTTGGGATTTGGGGTTAGTTTCTTGAAAGTATTGGTCACTATCCAATCTCACCTGCGTTATCTTGCTTACGTCTAATTTCATCTACCTCTTTTTTTATATCCTTAGCCCTTGCAAATAAGTTTTTCATAGCTTGCCAAATGTTAAACCCTTTCACTGCTATTACGTTCTCATTAATTGACATTAATTCTATTGAAATCAAAATCAGTGCGAGTATCTTGGTTAGAAGCAATGGCACTGAAAAGAATTTTAAGATAATAGCATTAAGAATAAAGCTATCAATCATGTAAAATAAAATAACTGTTACCTGATAAAGCAACATCTTGCTAATAATTGCACTTAGGCCTCTGCTTGTTATCTTGACCTTATTCTTAACTGACTTCCAGATTCCCGAAATAGTATCTAAGATGATTACAAAACCTACCAAAAAAAGCAATCCTGATATAGGCATCAGAAAGGTACATACAGTGGCCAATAATTGTACCCAATTACTCTGCATGGTGGTTAGTAAAATGTTAATTTGAGCTTTCATTTTTGTATACTAATGCGTTAACAATTTGGAATAGTGCCCTTGAAAATAAAGCCACTGACCCAAACTTAAAGTACATTTCGGGTTGCATAAACATAGCTAGGCAAGTGCCGATTAAAGCTAGGTAGTAGGTGAAACTGATGAATTTTAAGTATTCCATTATACGTCAAGGGTGTTTGAAACAAAAAGATAAAACGTATCAGGGTCTGTGAACACTTTTAAGGTTAGGTAATATCTGCCTTTTGCAGGCTCTTCAGCTATCCAACTTATTCCATCCATTGTTAATGAGCCATCTGTAATAAATCTATCATCTAAATACAGAGTGTATGTAACATTGGTAACAGTGATGTCAGGATTGTACCTAAAGAATACATACATATTATCAGCATCCACATAGATAGTAGGTCCTTCGGTTAGAATTACTAAGTCATTATCTGCATCTACTGAGCTTATGTTAGTCTCACCAGAATAACTTGTTATTAATACATTGCCGTATCCTGTGCCTTCATCATTAACAGCACCCATGCCGAATCCTGTTTCTGCATCAAAGGGTACACCCCATCCATTACTTGCCATTCTTATCTTTTGTTTGCAACCATACCTTCAGTTTTACCACGTTGGTAGGTTTTGGTTTATATTGTTTTGAGCTGCTCATAAATTTCCATTGTATCATCGACTAGAATAATTCCTTTATCAGTTTCTACGTGTAGCTGTGTATCACTAATTACCTCAATAGGTCCTGTGATAGTGTACTCAATTCCGTTATATGTGAATGTATTAAGCATAAATTATGTATAAGCCCCATTGAATTTGTCCTGTATCTCCTGCATTATTGCATTGTATTGTATACAAAAAATAATTATCTACTGCAGGATTGATAACACTTGTTGAATATGTACCATTGTTAATCATATCACTAGTTATAGTACCTGGAAATTGAACTGAGATGTTACCTGCGCCATCCCAGAATAAATGCCTTTCAAGTTGTCCTAGGGTGTTGGTTGCAGTTAATTGAATTTGACCTAGAAATGTGGCACCGCTTAAAGCTACGCTAGTATTTCTATACATACCACAAGCAATTACATTCAAAGTACTTCCTACCCTTCTACCTCTTGCCTTAATATGTATCATACAAGGCTTACCTAATTGTAAAGTGTTAGCAGGTAGTAAGGCATTTGCACTAATAGTATTAGCTGTTGTACCTGTTACGCTTGCTCCTGTGACTATTTTGTTATTTGGCTTTGCATTTAATGCAGTCTGTAAATCTGTTTGACTAGATAGCGTACCTGTGATACCTCCCCAAGTGGCACTCGCAGTAATTGATACATCCCCACTACCTAACAAGCTACCACCATTAACCGTCTTAATGTTTGTACCGCTTACCAATGTATCTTGCTTCCCTGCCCTTCCTGCTGTAACAGCCTCATCGAATAGCCCAGATAGTTCATCTGGACCCATTGGGTATTTAGTTGGTTTTATGTTGTTAGATATATCCATTACAGTACCCAACCAATGTTATAGTTATTAGTATCAGGGAAAATATCTCCATTGCTATTGGAAGTGTATTCAGGGAAAATGCTATTGTTAAAATTCAAATAATCAATCAGCCTTTCTGTATAGTGTTGTGCTATCTGCCTTTCTTTGTCAATCAATAAATTAAGCTCCTCCCTTTCTATATTCATAGCATTTTCGGAATTGTGCTTATAGATTCCTTTGTTAGCTATTGTATACGCTGCGAAAGGTAAGTATTCCACCATAGCCCAATGGATAAGCACTGGCTTGCAATAGGTATTTAACAAGGTAGAATAAGGTATTTGTATCTCATCTATTCCTGTGATTTCTACATCACAATCACCGCCACCACCTGAGACCGTTACAATATCACCCACAACATAACCACTTCCTGCTGTATCTATGGTTATGGCTGTAACAATACCACCCACCGCAGTAATGTTAAGTAACAATCCTGCACCACTACCTCCTGTAGTTACCACCGCAGTACCGGTAGAATAACCTGTACCTGGTGCATCAATAATGGCAGAGGTAACAGCTCCAAAACCCGAAGCTGTATTTAATATATCCGCCTTTAATTTATTGAATAGCTGTGTACCTAAGTAGTTTTGTAAGTGAATGTCCTGAGCAACTTTTATCCACTGAATAAAGTTGTCGGTATCTACGTTACCATTGGTAGCGGTAAACTTAACTAGGTCTTGTCTTGTTATTAATAAAGCTTCCATTATTTGTTATAGTTTGGGTGGTGGCCATTGTTAGGCATATCAATAGGAGGGGTATTTGCATCCCCTGAGCCCCTTGGGTTAGGCATATAGCTCTTAGGGATTGAAGCCACTTTCTCCGATGAGCTTAATGCTTTATCAGGTCTGTACGTTCCGTCCGTATTTTTCTTTAATCTATACAAGTTCTCAGTCCAAAAATGTCCACAATTTACGCCACCCTTGAATTTGAATAAATCATAAGGTTGCCCCTCATGCCCTAACTCTTTGTTAATACCTGCGATGCTAGCTTGGTCAATGTCCTCTAAGCGGTACACTACCCCATTGGCTGTACGTTTCATCATTTGCTTACAGAAGTCCCTAGAATTGTCCTTATTATACCTCTCAGAGTATCTATAACGTACCTTGTATACGCTTTTATCTAGGTAGCTGAATCCGTTTGGATTGCTTTTAATGAATCCGCTTAATTTTTGTAAGGTTGTTTGCTTTGGTTTAATCATTTTAGCGGCCCAATCCTCAGTACTTTCATTGCTTTCTGAGTATTCCCTAGAATCTACTAACTCCCATTCATCCTCATCATTTAGCTCACCCCCTAAGTTATTTAAAACATCGGTTAAAACTTCATCCGATACATCCTCTTTTTTCATTTGAGTAGGTACTAAGGTTGGTTTCAAACCTACCAAAGAACGTATCTCATCAGGGCTCATTGATTCTAATACCTTGTTAGCTACCAATGGTGACATCATGTTAATGGCATCAGTTACTTTTGTAGCTTCGTCTGTAGTGGTCAATCCTCCTGAAGCATCCAATGGATTCAATGTTTCAAAATACAGCTTTAAAGCTATTCCGTTAAAGGCTAATACCTTATCGAAAGCATCTAACATTACCTCTTGAAGTGGAGTGATTACCATGTTATTAAATAGGATAGCACTGTTTTTAAGTTCATCAGCATTTGCAGAGAAACCTGTAGTGGTAGCAATACCAAATAATAAAGGCGAGGTTACGTTATGACCTATTAAAATCTTTCTAACGCACTCCTCAGATAGATATTTGTAAAGTTCTGGAGCCTGCTCAACTGGCATATTTTCAATAGTGGCTGCAGTTTCTTTGGATGTATTGAATGATACTACTAATTTGTCCCCTTGTGGACCCGTTAGCTTATTCATGATATCACTCTTAATCATCTGCTGTTGCTCCTCAGATGGCACCCCATTGTTAAAGTTAATTATCGTAGATGGCGAGAAATTACTTTTAACCAGGTTAATCATGTAGTCAGAAGTCTCCTCTTCTAACACTGTATAAGGTAGTGCCCCTTGGTAGTCAGGATAGGCATAGTATTTCATCCCAACTGAATAAGGCTTTACATAAAGTATTTCAATCTCATCTTGGGAGGTACCAAAAGATGCTATTCTAGTCGGTGTATATTTTTTTACTTCGTTCCAATTATCAGAGTAAAAATAACCTGTAATATCTCCATCCTCATTACACTTTTCAGCACGTAATAAATGCAGTGGTATATGCAATGCCTTAGCTATTTTCTTGTGGTCCTTTGTGTAAAGAATTTGTATTGCAAACTGCCCCAACATTTTGAAGTCAAGAGCCATTTTGCGTACATCCTCTTTGTCAAAAATAGACATCATTTGTGCGTACTCATTAGGCTTGTTTCTTGCGTCCAATGCCTTTAACCCTTTTCCGTAAACTAGCCTTGCAATGTTGTTAATTACTGCTGAATTTGTGGTGCTGTTAATATACCTATCCATCAACCATTGGAAGTGCATATTATTTTCCCCATACTCAACCCACTCATTTTTGTTGGTTTCCTTAATGATAGGTGCTTCGTATGCGGCAAGGTTTATTACGTGTATGTTGTCCATTTTAGTACATTAAAAAGTCATTAGTAGTTTGGTTTCCTAGGTAACCATTCAAATTCGGTGAGTAGTTTTTAGCTAACTGGTCGGTGCAGAAAATTCTATCTCTGTACACTTCAACACCCACTGCATCCTTTAAGATTAATCTATAGTAGTGTCCCTCGTTGCAGTTGAAAATTGCATCTATTTCATCAAAGTAATCACCAGGTGTATAGGTAGTTATTATTACTTCTATGGTTTTATTCGTGCTTTCGTCAGTAAGAAACATGGTGTCCACCGTACTTTCCCTAGGGATAAAAGAAATGGTTTGGTCTAATACTTTCTCGGTAGTTATTACTATCATAGTAATATAACTCACTTAACCTAAATTTGTTTCTAAAAAAAAAGGGAGGACAATAGCCCCCCCTCTTAAAATAGTGTATGTTACTGTTAAGTAGTAACCAATGTAGGCGAGCCTAACAAAGTCAACAAATCAGCTTCGGTAGAACAATCTAGGAAGTTTGCAGGTTTCTCTTCCATGGCTTCAAAAGTAATTTTGTAACCATTGAAATCACCATAAGCTACCCCACTTTCTACAGAGCCTGCAGTTGCATCACAACCACGTCGTAAGCCTGCAATAAAGAATTGATTTCCGTTTGTTCTTACAACTATGTGAGGACGTCCGTAAGCCAAAATTTTGAATTGTTTGTGAAAAACTGGGTCTTGTCTTTTTAACTCAGCTGTAATAGTCTGAGTAAAGAAAGTAGTTCCGTTATCTCTTGAAGTATTAACAGTAGTGTTGAAACCATTGTTACCTTTCAACTCATATTTGTAAAGGGAAGCAATACTACCACCAATAGCTGTAATTTGGTCTTCAAAACCTACAGTTGCATCGTAAGTTACATCACCTGCAGGTGCTGCGTCTGGGTCAAAATCCCCAAAGTTAATTAGGTAGAGAGCTTGGATTCCTGAGATGGAATCTTTACACTGCTCCGTTCTACCATTTGCTATGAAACAAGGCATATTATTTAGTATTAAAGGGAGGCTGTTACACCTCCCATGTTATTAATTATTAGTTAGCAGAGTTAACGATACCGTATGTTACGATGTTCTCAACAGCTCCGTACTGAGCGCCTGCTGCCATTCTCATGATTACACGTACATTTTGTGAGCCGTCAATATCGGACATATCCAAAACTTTGGTTTCATTCAAATCCGAAAGCACAGAAGTTCCAAAATAAAGGTTGTCAATAGTAGTTGCGATAGCTGTGTTAGTAGCTAATCCTGGTGCCCAAAATATCTCTACTCCATCAATGCTCAAAGAGCCATTAGAATACCACTGAGTAGATTGGTTGTTAACACCTGGAGCAGGAGCAACGTTACCTGTAGTACCTGATACTGTAGAGAATCCACCCAATGCACGTACATACGCTTTAGCGATGTTTGTAGATACATAGATGCGTAAGTTAGGGTTACCATAAAGAGCAGCAGGAATTGCATCAACAATTTTACCCAACTCAACAACTACGTTTAAAGCTGTAACTGAAGTACCTGTTACCTCTTGTGCAACTGGTAATAATGGGTCTGTAGATACGATGGTAGAGATACCATTGAAAGAACCTGAAGTACCTGTAGCACCTGTCCAAAATGCAGTCTCAACATTCGCAGCAACTTTATCAGCAGCGTGAGCAATTAAGAAATCAGCAAAAGATTTAGGCATTTGTTTGAAGTTGCTGAATCCCATTTCAGCCGCTTGCCAAGTTGAAAAGAAATCTTTTTTACAAAGCTCCAAGTTAACTTGCAAATCTTTAGTAGTAAGTACTCTTTCAGTCAAAGTAACTGTAGAAGGGTCAGTAAATGCACAAGTAGCATCTTTCAAGATAGCATCAGTAGCTACTTTTTGGATAACTTGTTTGTAATGTACGTTTGGAAGTACGGTAACTCCACCATTTTCGATGGTAGGAGCAGATAAAAGAGCTGCAGATACATATTTCCCTGCAAACTCACCAGCATAAGTGGTAGTAATTGAAGTAGCCATTTTTTGTTTTTGTTATTTAATTAAGATAATTTATTTAAGATTCGGTCAAATGTGGATTCTTTACGATTCCCCCCCCAACTAAATTGAGTAGTAG